GAATACCTTCTGGCATAGACGAACTCTGAGGCTCCAAGTCTTTTAAAGACAGGCGTATACTCAAGCATAAAGTCTTCGAAAACTTCCATTATTCGGTCTGCTATCTCAGCTCCGACATACCTTAATTCAGTAGTATGGTCATCGGTTCCCACGGTAGCCTGTATACTCCCAGCATCGGCTCTAGTTATTACGGTAAAAGCAACAATGTTCTGAAATCTTTGACCATATACGTGCTGGTTAATATCGTTTAATACTTGCCTAGTTCTAGGCTTTGGCTCGCTAGTGTGGGCCTTCTTTAAATCCAATCCATACGTTATGCAAGGGTATTTTGAGTATTTTCCATTAGAGGTAGCAACTATGTCTATATCAGGATGTAATTCATTCCATAGTATTTTAACTATGTCTATAAATTCTAAGTAAGTTAAGTTTCCTTGAGCTTGAAGAGGAGGACCAAAAACCCTGTCATTAGATAAGCTATCTTCTCCAATTGAAGGAAATGGGAATGAGCCTTGTGGCATATTATGCTCCTGGACCTGTTGATACTGAGAATTTTATGTTTTTTAAACTTAAGCTTGAAACTAAAGATATATCAAAAACCAATACACCTTTTTCATATCTATCAGCGTAAGCATCAAAATCGTAGTCTCTAATAGCCTTAGCTTTTAATATGGATTCTAACATTGACTTTACATTAGTTATGATCTTGTCATTAGAGAACTTGCCAATTGATTGATAACCAATTGATTTTATCTCATTAATTACCATTGCCGCTAATCTTATTTGTGGAGTTTTGCTAAAGATACTATTTTTATTTGCTAAAGTATAATCATTTGAAATATATATCTCATAAGGATTTCCTCTGTTAGCTTTTCTACTTCTATAGACAGTGTTGATACCAAGATTATCTAATCTGGTTAAAGATTCACCAGATAGATTTGCACCATACAATGAGTAAGCACTATTCACTCTTTTTCTTATCATTCCGTTGTACACCGGTGTATTGGAAAGTGTCCCTGCAAAAGATGCTGCTGCAGTGCCTGCATAAGAAATTGGAAAACCAGTATGATCAAAATTTATTTCACCATATATTGGTATTACAAATCTTCCTATATCAGAAGAAATTTGTTTATTATTATTACTGGAATATACTCCATTTTTAAAAGTTAGGTAGGCATCTGGAGAACCGGTGTAAGTTGTAAGTTTGTTTTTGAATATTGGATTAGATTCTAACACAGCTATATCTGAATCTTTTACGCCATTTGATCTAGATCCTATAATCCCGATTTGAACAAATCCAGTTTCGTTGTGAAATTCATTACAATAATTTGCTAATTGAGAAATAAAATCTACATTTCCAACATTCATAATGCTAGTTTCTAGAGGAACTATCATATCTATAAATTCGTAATTTTTTGCTATTTGATAACTTGCTGATAATCTTTCATAGTACTTTTGATAAAAGTTAAGATTTGTTGGTGTTGCTGCAGAAGATGATAGGTAGGCTTTTGAATTTATTCTATCACCAGTATAATCTACATATTCACTCATTGGTGCTGTTGCGCAAATGAATATATCTCTAGCCCCAGAGTTATATGCTTCAAATATACCCCTTAGTAGAGGAGATTTTCTATCTCCAGATAAAAGATTAACAGCTTCTTGGACTGAACTAATCCTAATAACATCGTTAAGTGATATTCCATCTGCGTGACCAATTAGTAGTATAGAGTTAGTACTGTAAGGCTGAAGACTATCGTACATTGGTCTATAGCTTATTTTAGTAGGCTCATTTGGACCAGACAATACAGGTGATACCCCGTCTACATTTATGTAAGATATTTTTCCGTATGGAAATATTGAAGAAAACTGAGCATTGGGGATATTAAGGCTAAACAGAATTTGATCTTCTGCCGGAGAATTAGCTACGTAATAATTACCATCTATTAAACTTGAAACACCATAAATGTAAACATAATCCCCAATAGAAAAACCATGTGATCCAACTGTATATATTTTAACTATTCCACCATTTACTTCATAACCAGAAATTGCTTTTCCAGAAATAGATTTTTCTTCCGTAACTTGAAAGTTAATTTCGCTTATCTGATCAATGCCTTCGTGAACAGTTTTTATAACTACGGTATATATTCCTGATTGCAAATTTGATGGAACTGTATAAATAAAATTATATTCAGAATTTGAGATTCTTTCTAGATATGAATTGGATAGATGTACTGCTCTTCCTATTTCCTTTGATGCATTAAAGCTAGAAAGAGATAACGTAGAACCTTTATAGGATTTCAATTTTACAGTATAATCATTAATAATTTGTTCTACTAAGTATTCTCCATCCATGTTCCCACCAATACCATATACGCTTAAAATAGCGTTAAGCTGGAGATTGTGTTTTATAGAAAAAGTAAAATTAGGATGTATATAACTACTTCCATCTTTTGAGATACCAGATATTGCCGTTATCTTATAACTAGATGACATTGCAGAGATAGGAGGAAGTATTACATTGCCGTAGTTGTTCTGGCCTCTTATAATAGATACGTAAATGTCTTCTGGGGTAGTAGCAAGTAATGGATCATAGAAAGATGAACCATTGCTAAATGAAAATTTAAATCTTATATTACCATTCTTGGCAACTAATAACATTTTAGGATGGACTTTCTTTAGTTGCTCCAACTACCCAATATACGATTTTACCCATTCTACCCTTAACTGGAGTAGCTTGGTCTATCATGAATATTTGTACTCCTGTTGGATATTCTTCATAAATTCTATCTCCAGATTTAGGATTAGCTAAACTGTCAAAGTAGTAAATCATTTCAGAGTTTACGTTTAGACCTTCTATATTCTCCATAAGTGAATTAGTTTGACCAGTCAATTGAGCGTTATAAGATCTTACTGTTGTCTTTTCCATTCTTGCAGAATACAACATGTTGTCATTTAAACGCCTCTGTAAGAGTATATCATGTCCCCATTGTTTTAATGTATTTCTAAAGGTTGCAACTAGATCAATCATACTTCTTTAATGTTCTATCTGGATTACTGTAATTGTCTCCGTTTGGATCTATGGTTAAATTACCATTAGTTCCCATTGTGTATAAACCTGTTTCAGAAAGATATACCGATGTACCAGTTAAAGGGTCAACCGTACTAGGATTAGGTATATTAGCATTGGAATTCCTAATAACCACTCCTTTAGCTCCAATTTTGTGCGCTATCATTTCAGATCTTAGAGCTGTAGCAATTTGGCACCAAGTAACAGCATTTGCTCTTGTGACCAAGCTTCTTGGAGAGTTTCTGTTCCTAATTTCTAAATCTCCCAATCTTACTGATACTTCGTCATCTCCTCCACCGTATCCATAGGTTCTACTTAATTCACAAGCTGTAGCTGCTTTAATATATTCTTGGGCAGTAAAGTTTAAAGAGGAACCATTATTTACTATTTCATTAGAAGATGATGTATATATTTCAGTTACTTCTTTAGAGTAGTAGTGAATTATTTCCCCTACTTGAAGAACAGATGCTTCTGGAAAATATGGTAACAATAATTCTGGGTCTACATATAAAGGAGCAATATCAGCAGAAAAATAGATGGTTTCTGTAGCTCTTAAGGTTACAGTTGGCCTATAGTCAACGGTTGATGTACTGACATATAATTGCTGTTCTACTACTATTAAAGTTCCATCTGATAAAGTACCTACAAATTGAATTCTATATTCACCAGCAGTGTTTGGTTTGTAGTCGTAATAAAAAGTTGAAGAAGTTAAACTAGTAGCAGAACCGGATACAACTTGCTGATCACTTGAGTTGTATATCTTAACGGCCACAGATATAGGGTTTACGTCTACTTGTTGTTCTGTAACTGAATTTATATCTACAAAATGTACTTTAATTCTAACGGTATCATTAACGAGAACGTTTGCTGCAGACATTACATTACCTCAAAGTTTAGTGGATTATGTTAATATAGTAGTGTTTTAAAAACTTAATTCCAAGAGTTAAATTAGCTCTACTACAATTTCTCCAGAAGTTCTTACGGATCCCAAGGAGTTTAACAGCTGTCCAGATTGACTACTTCCAACTTCTAAAGTTATTATTCCAGTTGGAGCATAGTCTATTGATATAACTCCTATAGTTGAAGCGGTAGAATAATCATTTTTAACAGAAGTGATAACTGTTATATTATTTAATATAATAGGGTTAGCTATACCTTCTACGTTTATGATCAGTGTTCCAGCATAAGATATAGATGCCTGATTGTATCCTATTTGACTTTGGTTGTAAGTGGCCATTGATTGCTCCATTTTTAAACTATAACATTAATAGTAATAGGTTAAGTTGCTATTGTTAAAGAGTAAAAGTTTTTGTACTTAATCTTTTTTGATAATCAGATATTAAGTTTGGCATCCAGTATTTATGCTGGTTCTCCTGACCTACTGCCTCTTCCTGGTCAAATGATGTACCGTAGCAAGCTATGCTTAAATAGGCATATCTTTGCCCATTGACCACAGGAAAGACTTCATGTCTACCGATGTAAGATGATGGGTATATTGCTATAGATCCCTTTTTAGGTTTAAATACAAAAGGAATATTTGGAAAATGTATTTCTCCACCAGTAAAAGTATATTCATTTAATTCTTCTTCTGTGTCGACGCAATCATTTAGGTAAAGATTGATGCTTGAGCTATTGTGCATTGATACTTGATTCCCGGTTGGCTTACCCCATTCATAAGGTACTTGGTCGTCGCAGTGTTGACCTATTCCCTGTCCGTTTTCGTATCCAGCTATATGACCATTGGGTCTCCACCAAGAAGTTGTTGCAGCGTCAGGGAAATAGCAGCAGTACTCAACTAGAGCATCGTATATAGCCTCTTCCAGGGAGTCGATGAAATCTATATACTTTTGAGGGACTTCAACATCTAGTTGTTTACCTTTAGTATCCAAGAATCTTTGAGGAGCTTTTTCTATATCTTTTAGATTAAATTTAAAACCAGTTTTATTAGTAGCATACTTTATTCCATCTTCTTCATGGTAAGTAAATGTATCTTCTTGATTTTTGCAAATCCAATCCATATATTCAAAAAGAAGATCTTGATCAATATCAATTACGTCTTCGCATATGACAACACCCATTCCAATGTGTTTTGATTTCATAAAGTTCCTTAATAATTTGATTTTGTAATATAAAACTGAGGAGAATCTTCTTTATATCCAGATTCTAATAGATGATTTTTTAGATCTTCTCTTAAGGTTGGCATGTATACGTTTGTGGCCTTTTTTGATAATTCAGGATCTTTTAATGGATCTGCCACATATTCATGAACTGCTGGATTGGGGGTTCCCTGGCTATACCATCCAAGGTAGCTGTATCTAAAACCTTCTATAACTGGCTTAACCTCATGAGCAGCCATGTAATTAGAAGGAAAGAATAATATATCTCCCTTTTTGGGAGAATAGTCTATGTCTAAATAGTTAAAATAATGATGTCCACCAATGTAATTATTAGCGTCTAGATCCTCTTTATTGTCGACTGAATCGTTAAAGTAGACTAAGCTGCTAATCACATTTCTCAACGCTAGTTGATCTTGAGGCTCTAGGACTCCATAGATATAATCACCGCTAATATCAGAATGTGAACCAAGGTAAACGTTCTTTGGATACTGAAGGATGTGACCCTTGACCTTCCACCATACGCACTTATATGCCAAAGGAAATAGCTCAAAATATTGCAGTAAGCACTTATCTTTTGAAGACTCTATAAAGGAAAGGATATCGCGCAAATCTTCGTTATTCTTATAGTGGATTGCACTAGCTCTCTTGGGCATTAGGTCTATGCTATCTTTATTAAAGAAGTATCCACTTTTGTTTACATATATTTCTTCGTTGGTTTCTGGATCTACCCCCGGAGAATACATCTCGTTCCACTCTTCTTCTATCAATTCATTTGATCTTTTTAGTAGATTGTCCCAATCTAATTCTAAGCAGCCTTCAAAAACTACTACTCCACCACCGAGGTGTTTAGGTTCTACCTTCTTAAAAATCATATTCTACCAATTTCCTGATTAGTATTATTGCTAGTCATTGGTCTTTTTGCTGCCTCTGTTAATAGTGATAGTGATTCTTTATCTGTATTAGTATGTCTTTTTTCTATCGACTTTAAGTAATCTTCTACTATATTTGGCATCCATACTTGACCGCTATCCATTACTTCTGAAGGTTGTCTTATATTTATACCCCTAGATGGATCGTTAGATCCTTGTGCAAAATAACCAACATAAGCGTATCTTTCACCCTCTTTACACTCCAAAACCTTATGAGTGCCAAGGTAATTAGAAGGAAACATCAATACATCTCCTGCTTTTGGTGAATATGTAAACTTTGCATATGGAAAAACTATTTCTCCACCAATGTAATCGTTATTACTTTTTACTTCTTCAAAAGAAGGAGCTGAGTTATTGAAATAGATTAGTCCACCTAAAACATTTCTTATAGCCAACTGTTGATCTGGCTCTGCTCCTGGTTGGTAGTTTACATCGTTGTCACAATGCTTGCCAAATCTACCACCCTTTCCATAACCGACTATATGACCTTGAGTTCTCCACCATAAGCAGGTCAGCATCATAGGGAACATCTCTACGTATCTTAACATGCAAGCATATAAAGCGTCTTCGCATGCATTGAATAAATCAAAGTACTTTTTGTCTAAACCTTCGTGCATAAAGTCCATTATGTGATTGCATGCAATGTCTACATCTTCTAATGTATATCTGTGCCCACTTCTATTTATCGCATAGCTTGGATTTCCTAAGTCATCATAAATAAAAGTGAAATCATCTTTCAGTGCCTTTAATCTTAATGATCTTGCAAAATCGAGTATGTATCCATGTTTTTTCATAGGAAGAACATTCTTAAAAACAACGATCCCCATATCGTGTATCTCTATATTATCTTCTTTTATTTCAAACATTATACTAACCTAGGTTCTGTTCCGCATGGCCCTTCTGGCAAATTTTGATTTGCAGTATTCAATTGCTCTTTAGCGTCTACTTCAATCACGTCATGGCTTTGCGAGTATTGGGTAACTTCTCTTCCTTGGTAAACTGGATTCCATCCAGCTTCTACTCCAAATTCTCCTGCTCTTTTTTCCCATCTAGAATAAGGGGTTCTGCAATACATCTCGTAATCATCGTAGATATTATTAAACCAAACAGGAGGACACCATTCGAAGCTCTCTGAAGGTTCAGATATTATAACATTTGCAGATTGATCAGATGAACCTTGACCAAAGAATGTTAAGTATGAATACCTAACTCCATTGCCCATTCTTCCTACGTCATGCGCTGCAACGTAGTTTGTTGGGAAGAATATAATATCTCCTTTTTGTGGCTTATAGGAGACTCCTAGATGAACAAATCTTAAATGTCCACCAGTAAAGTTTTTACCGTTTAGCTGGTCCTCATCATCCACGCAATCATTAAGGTAGACTAATGCTCCACATGTTTGTCTGGAAGCAACCATTCCCTTTGGCATATATCTAACGCCATTAGTTACCTTATAATTTGTATCATTATCTGCGTGGCACCCAAGTATTCCGCCATCACCATACCTAAGTATATGGCCTCTAGTCTTCCACCAAATAGATCCGATCATTAATGGATAATGGTCTATGTATTTAATTAAACTTTTATATATTTGATCTTCTAAATAAATGAAAAAATCTTTTATTTCTTCTTCAGTCTTGGGATTTACCGGATCTAATATTCTTACAGGAGCTGCTGGAACATCTTCCATCCTATATTTAAATCCGTCTTCATTAATCCCATATGTAACGCCATCTATTTCTTTGTATGACCATCTATTCTTATGTGCTTCTTCGGCTCTTGAGTCTATGTGATCGAGTACTAAATCTTGGTCTATCTTAAATGCGTTTCTTATTACAACTATTCCAGGTGCTAATTCTTCTGTTTCAAAGTCTGCTATTTCTTTTATAATTGTTTCATCAAAATTAGGCGATACCGGATACGCAGTACTGCTCATTCTTGATTCATCTTTTTCAAAAAAAGAACTACTATCTTCCGTCATCCTAATACCTCGTCTATAGCCTGTCTAATCGTCCAGCCTGCACCCTGTATTCTGGGAACCTCATCTAGCGGCATGTCTTGCCAGTTAAATCTAGATATCATAACTCCATCTCTACTTACTAAAAACTTTTCATAATTATGAGAGATTCTTGCCATTGCTTGCCCTGCCAGATTCTGACCCTTTTGAGCTTCTTCACTGCCATCTGCTGCAAAGTCTGAATAGGCTCTTTTTTCATATCCCTTAAGAAATGCAAAAGCTTCGTGTTCATTTTTACCATTTACTTCAACTTTTTCAAAAATAGGAAAAGTAACAAAAGGATAATTTTGTTTAATAAAATCTGCTATTTGCTCATTAGTGCCAGGGTCCATTGAACCAAACTGATTACAGGGAAATGCTAATACAGAAAAACCTCTGTCAGAGAACTCTTCATGGACAGCTTGCAATTGTCCAAGTTGCCTACATGTTCTTGCGTAGGACCATAATTTTGAACACTGTGGTTGATATCCGTATTTGCTAGCTATATTTACTATTAAAGTTATCTTACCTTTAAATTCGGAAAGGTAATTTTCTCTTCCGTGTATTGAAGAAGCTGAAAAATCATAAAGAGACATCATTTAACTCCGATAAATGAAGTTACAAGATATTGATCTATCTCCAACATTCCTGATATCTTATCGTCTTCTATTAATTCTGCAGTTATTGATATAGTCGATTTTATGGGAAATTCTGTTTCAACAGAACAATGAAAGGTTTTCCCTTCAAACTGCGCGTTTTTAAAATTTACAATACCTTTGTCGTGTTGGATTGAACCAGCTAATCCTTCGTAGTAAAGGTAAAAGTCATTGCCTTTAAGCTCTCCAAAGCTATCTATTTTTAAAGTGTAATTTTCTTTTCCAAATGGTGTATTAACATCTATATTCCATTTGCCAAAAATGTTTGATATATTAACAGATTGAGTCATAGGGATAATTATATCACATAATAATATTGTTATTATTCATAAAAAAAACCACCACTAGAAAGAGCTTCTGGCGGATTTTTTTTGTGCCAAACATTGACAACTAGTACTTGCCTAAGGCCGGATTTAGCAGGCGTACTACCATGAACAACATGGCCGGCATCAAAAATTATTAGCCTATTTCCCTTATACGCTATTCTCTCTCTGTCTTCAATGGGTGATATGTTTTCTTTGTCTTTAATTTTGTCTGGAGTTTTCTTTTGTCCATCTATTAAGGTGTTTTTGTGAAGCTCTAAAAAGCCACCTTCTTCATTGTCTACTCCGTAATAAACGCAACCTAAGATAGGTCCTTGAAATGTTTTGTCTTTTTTATACAGAAAAGTATCTTCGTCCACATGTAAATCGATGAATTGTCCCGGATTATAAGTTCTTGTCCAATACTCAAAACCATAAATATCTTCATATGGCCATTCAATATGCTGTTCCCATATTTGTTGTATAACTTGTTTTTTCAAAGTATTTGCTGGACTTTTCCACCAACCATCCCAAAACATGAATGGAGAATAATAACTAGAAGATTCTTCATGATACATCATTAAATGAGCAGCTATTTGTTTTTTTTCGCCCATTGATTGAGGAAAAAATAAATTATCTTCTAATACTTTATGATATAAATTTTTACTTAAATAATCATCTTTTATTATCATAAAATTATTTTAATATTATTAATTATTCTCATTACGAACATCAACTGGTTTTAGTAAATTTTTAACATATTCTTTAATTAATTCATTATCTTCCAATTGAACATTTTTCTTTATTATATCAGTAATGCTATTATTAGTTTCTTTATAATTAGGGCTGCTAAAGTAAGCATTCTCTAATATTCCAATAGGGGTAATTGTATTAATGTCTAATTGATTTTCTACGCAATATTTATATATTTCAGTTTCAAAAAATATATTTTCTTTTTCCAACATAGAAGATGGAATATTTAAATTTTGTGGGTAATTTTGGATTAAAGAAGCCAATGTTCTATATCTTATTTTTGACATAAACCAATTTTTAAATTTTGTTGGGACTAATGAATTTTCTTCTATGGATCTTCTTGGGTCTTGATCGCCACTTAAGTATAAAGATAAAACAGTATCAGGTTGAGAATCTATTAATTCATCAATTGCATCTTGTGGTATAGACCAATTAATAAAAGAATTATTACATCTAATTGCAATATTATCTTGAGCATTCCAGGGTTCTTGCTTTAAGATATTCCATTCATATGCCATCTTTACGGCGTGAGAAAAAGTTCTACAATAATTAACACGGATAGGCCAATCCTTATAATGCCTATCATCAAGTTCGTTTGAGTACTGTACTTTTACTATATAAATATTTGACATTGAAGATAGAAACACTGTCCATCCTACTACGTTTTCTCCACCAAGCTGACTTCTATCGCAAACATCTGGTGCACCTTCTTTGTTTGTGTCTAGAAATCCAACTGCGGCATAATCTTCAAGGTCGCACCTTCTAGCATCATCGACTGGCGGAGGGGTTCCTCCTAGGGCTTGCTGATAATCTGACACAGACTGCATTATGAAGAATGCATTTTTATTTTTGTCATAAGAATCATTTAATACATCTTCAATGAATTCATAATTTTCAGATTGTATATCTTCTGTATAATTTTCTGAAACAACTCTATATAAAAAGTCAGTTGCATAAAACCTAATTTTAATAAAAGCTATTAATGTTTTATCGCCAATATCATAAATGTCGTAATCTAAATATTCTTGTAGCCCACTAGGATGAATTGTATTTAAAGTAAAATCCTCTTTAACGCTTGTTACGGCATAGCATGCATAGTTTGCTGGATTATATTGTTGAGGTTCTTTATACTGCATCTGTTCTCCAATTATAGTGAAGATATTTTATTATCTATGTCTTTTATCTTGCAAATTATATCATAGATATCTTTTTGAGCTGTGCTGTTTTCAGCAGGCGTAAAGCTGTCTTCGTCGAATTCTTCTGGATCAATACCCAAAACCGACAGCCTCAAGATTAATGCTTTTTCAAGTTCTGCTTTTACCAACTGGTATGCTTCTTTTTTTTCTTCAGAAGATAGACTAAATTGCATATATTATTCTTCTAATGATAAAATTTGATTATTTAAAATTTCTAATGCGTCAAGAGCTTTTTTCAAATTTTGACGCATATCTATGAGGGCCAAATCTCCTGAATCAACTGATGAGTCATTTACTTCAAATAATTCATTATTAAAGTTATCTGGATCAATTCCTAACTCTACTAAAAGTGTATATACTTTTTTTTCGTATTTAGGAATGTTTTCTTGTATAATTTCTATTTTAGTGTTTTTATCTACATTATTAAAGAGCATTGTTCTTCCTTTGCATGAAAAATTATACTGATATAGTACTTAACTTAATTGAAATTTAAACACTAGGTATTAGGCACTCAGGTTGGATCTATTAAGTTTAAAAGACCATCGTGCTTTGGGCCTATTATATTCCCGTTTTCATCTAAACCGCTTCTAATTCCATTCATCCAAGTCCATGGTTGTTCATGTAATTTCTTCATTTTTGCATCTCCGTACGACTGTCTTTTAGCCATTAGCTCTGGCTTATCCCATATATTTTCTACCAAAAACTCAACATTATTCAACGTGTTATTTTCGTATATATTAAAAAACATAAAAGGCATACCAGCTTTAAAAGTAACTGGTTCACCAATTTTGGTTATCTTCCAATTCATATTAAATTCATCAGGCCACCAAGAGCTAGGTATTGTAGCAGAAAGTGGGACAGCTCCGTCCACAAAATAGTTAGGAGATCCACTGACCCAAGTATCGTAGCCCTCTTCGGTGTTAATTGCCCATCCTGTAGCAAAAGACACTATGCCTATTATAGAAGGTATTACAACTGGTCTTTGGTTTAAGAATTCCCCTTCCAAGATTTTAGGAACAGTATTTCCCCCATCCCATTGGACTACTACATCTTGCTGTAGAACTAATTCCCAACCATTAACATTTGCTGCAGTCATTGGCAAACATTTATAAGCGTGCTTTTTATACGTTTCATCCATCCAGTCTCTCTTAAGTCTGGACTGTTTTATGTCTGGAGGGTTTTGATGAGTTCTAGTTAAAGTTATTTTAGTCATCTTAAAGCTTTTTAAGCGTAACTCCAGATTCTTCTTTTATACTATCGCCGGCATTGACTATCTCTTGATATGCTTTATTGTTGTCCTTGTAGTCAAACATCGTAACTGCTGAGTACTTAACTCCTTCAGTAACTGGCATTGCTCCATGGGCAAATATATACGTTGACGGAAAGAACAGTACATCTCCCTTTTTCGGTTTGAACTTTAAGTTAATATACGGAAACCAAAGCTCTCCGCCTTCATAGTCATCGTTTAGATATACCAAAGAAGAAAGAGTACAGGTGTATGAAAAGCCATGATCGGTGTGAACTGAGAAATGTTGTCCAACTTCATATTTTACAAAGTTGATAGATTCCATAAATTCCATTTTAAAATTATATCTAGATTCATAATCTGTTAGACATTTTTTTAATATGGCGTCTGTATCATCGTATATATCTTTAATTTCTTTTAATTCTTCAGGAAGATGAGGCCAATGAGCTGGGCCTACTTTAAGGTCAACGCAATCTCTATAATCGGGCATAGGTGTGTTGTACCCAACGGTAGCAACATTCCATTTAAAATATTCATGGTCACTATCCTTAAGGGTTTCCTCTAGTCTACCAATAATATTTAGCTCATCTGACATTACGTCTCTATACAAGATGATTCCAAACTTAGGATCTTCTACGTTATAAATTTCCATTTTTTCCTTAGTGTACTTGACTTTTAGTTCTGCTATAATATATCACATAGTGCAAAGTAAATCAAACCAGGTTGGAGCCGCAAAATGGACAAATCCCTAATACAGCCAGGACACTTTGGCAAGGATATTGATAACATAAAATTATACAAAAATTTTGTTGACCTAGAAGATCTTAAAGTTATACAAAAGTTTTTACCTACAATTTCACAATGGATGGACGCAGGCGAGAATCAGTATGCCGACGATGGTACTTGCGTATATGACGCTTCTTACTGGGCGAATAGACAATGTAGTTGGGATATACTTCAAAGAATAAATATTGATATCTATAATATTATAGAAAAATATATTCAAAAAATGAGAAAATGCTTAGAAGATTCTTTCAAAGTAGCATTGTCAACAAGACCACCGGTGATAATAAAATGGCGTCCAGGGATGGAACAGAGGCCTCATGCTGATAAGCAGATGAATGATGGAAGACCTAATCCATTCCCAACATATGATATAAATTCTTTAATTTATTATAACGACGATTTTGAGGGTGGGGAGTTGTATTATCCAGACCACGATCTAATAGTTAAACCTCAACCAGGTTTAGCGGTAGCTCATCCAGGAGACATAAACTACCTTCATGGGGTAAAGCCAATTATTTCTGGAGAAAGATATACTACTCCGTCTTTTTATACAATTACAGAATTGAGATAAAATGGATAAGATTCATGTTATTAAAAATATTATAGATAAACAAGATTTAGAACAAATTATATTCTATCTAAAAAATACTACAGTTACAATTGACGAATCTGGCTATTCACCATATGGTGTTTATGCTGGGAATGGCAGCCCTGTTCTTCCTGAGCTATTGGGCAAGTACTATAATGTGTTGAAAGATATTATGGAAACTTCATTTGATTGCAAGGTTTATGATGAGGGAGTAAGTAGTGTTGTGGAGATGACAACTGGAGATTCAATGCCAGTTCATTTGGATCACGGATCTGCTCAAAATGAAAGTGTTGGCTTAAAAACTGGAGCAGGATACCCATCAAGAGACCTTAGCTCTGTACTTTATTACAATGACAATTATGAAGGTGGAGAAATCTATTTTCCTGAACAAGATTTACTTATCAAACCAGAACCTGGAATGTTTATATGCTTTCCAGCTAAAGATGGTTTCCCACATCAAGTCAAGGAGATTAAGAGCGGATACCGTTGGTGCTCTACTAACTTTTGGTGCATTAAGAAAGATTAAGCTTTCAAGTCTCCAAGTGCAACCCAAGTATCAGTAGCTCTTTTTATTAACGTAACAGAAGACCACTGTGCTCTTAATATCAAACCAGGGGTAGCATTTATCGTAACGCCACCAGTTGCAGTGATTGTAGTTGCTCCTGCGCCTGTTTGAAGTATTGTAATTTGAGTTCCAACTGGAAAAGCAACAGTAGCATTCAATGGAACAGTTAGGGTATTAGCTGAAGCATTACTTACCTCTACAAGTTTATCTTTATCGGCCAAAACCAGTGTATAACTAGCTGCTTGAGCATTAGTAATGACATTAGAAGAAGCAAAATCTAATGATATTGTTCCATTGCCAACTTGTAGTTTCTTATTTGTACTATCCCAAGAAAGCCTAGCATCTGTTGTAGATGATGTGGTTGAGAGTGTTAGAGTAGGAGTATTGGTTACTGGGCTAGTAAAAGTTTTATTAGTAAAAGTTTCTGTTCCTGCAAGTGTAGCAAGTGTACCTGAAGTTGGAAGAGTTACGTTGGTATTAGCACCTACCGTAAGGGTAGTAGTGAATGCTCCAGATGTTGTAAAGTTTCCACCAAGAGTAATAGTATTAGCACCGTTATTTACTCCTGTACCACCGTAGGTCGCACCAATCAAAGTCCCTTGCCATGTTTTGTTGGTAAATGTTTCTGTTCCAGCAAGAGTTGCCAATGTTCCTGTAGTTGGAAGTGTTATGGCTGTATTTGCTGTTGCAGTCAAAGATGTTGTATACGCACCTGAGGTAGTAAAGTTTCCACCAAGAGTAATAGTCGAAGCGTAGTTAACCCAATTGGTTCCGTTATATCTTAATATTTGAGCAGTTGCGGGACTTGTGATAACAGCATCAGATAGGTCATCAAGCGTTACAGTGCCTATGCTCCCAGAGGGTCCAGTTGGGCCAGAAGGTCCAGTCGGCCCCGTAGGACCAGTTGGCCCCGTAGGACCCGGTGAACCTATCGCAATTGCTTCCCATTGCGAAGTGCCTGTATTGTATTGTTTTAAAACTGTCATTTAAGTTCCTTTTTTACAAAATCAATAACCATATAGTAATGTTATATTTGTGATAGTGTTTTTTCTAAAAAGTTGATTATATATTATTATTCTACTGATGGTATTGGTGAATTTATTTCTACCCATAGAAGTTCTTCTTCATCCCAAGTATACATTTTTCCGTCGTATGGTCTTGGGGTAGGGGCTTGCCAGTTGTGATTTTCATCTAAAACCCAAGATGGAAAAGGAGTAGGTGAAATAAAAACGTCAGCTAATTCATCGTAAGTATATCCAACACCTGCATATTGTTTACGAATATTATTATTATAAGATGTTCTTACACATCTCTGTCCACGAAACTCACCGTAGTATGCTTCCCAATCGGAAATGCCGTATACTACCTCATCTTCGTCTCTACCTGTTATTACTTCAGTAACTATATTATTTTCATCTAAAAATGCATAGTGTGCCATTGTATCTCCTTAAAAAGTTATTGTTCCAGTGCCAGAAGTAAAGAGGTAAACCCTATATCCAGACCTTGTGACCGTGCTTACTGACCAAGTGAGTCCTGCACTTATTGTTGTAATCGCTGCACTTGTTGTTGGATAAGCAATCACTATTATACCAGAACCGCCATTGCCACCTTTGGATCCAGTGCTATAATGTGAACCTCCACCGCCTCCTCCACCTGTGTTTGCTCCACCGTTTCCACCAGGAGTATTTGTTTGAGAATTATTGACTCCTCCACCACCAGCAGAACCACTGTTTATTCCAGCACCTCCTGTGGTTGATCCAACAGCACCGCCACCGCCACCGCCGTTGCCTCCATTACCTCCTGGACCAGAACTGTAGGAAGATCCTCCACCTCCACCTCCCCAGTAGTAAGAGACACCTGTAATAGCGTTTAGTAATCCAATACCGCCATGAGGAGTATTAGGTGAATTAGTTCCATCGGCTCCTGCACCAGCGCCTCCTGCGGGATAATACTGTCCTCCTCCATAGCCACCGACATATCCGAATCCCCCAGATGTAACAGTTAGAAGTCCGTCTAGCATTCCTAGAGTGTGTTGAGTTGATGCACCACCTAGGCGACCACCTGGACCTGTTCCGTTACTGTATCCAGAAGCTCCACCACCATTTGCTCCAGCATTTCCAGCAGCTCCGGGAGTATAGTCCCAATAAGAACTTCCACCAAAACCTCCACCTTTTGAAATGATGCTTTCGTAAGAAGGAGATGTAACAGAAGTGTCTGAGCCATTTACGCTTCCACTTGTAAATTGATGAGTAGCAGGGTTGCCATTAATTCCTGAACCGTTTCCAAGACCGCCAGCACCTATTGTTAGGGTGTAGCTTCCTGGCTGAACCAGCATCGTACCAGAAGATACGCCTCCACCGCCTCCACCGCCTCCCATGTCAAAGCCAGCTCCTCCACCTCCACCTACAACGAGGATTTCGACAGTAGCAGGAGGAAGTGTTGTCCAGTTATAACCAAGGATTGACTTATATTGCTGACGAAGTGACCACTTGCCACTTGCGCTAGATGTGTTTGGAAATTGTGCCATTATTTACTCCTTAAAGCCATGTTATATTTCCAGTGCCAGCAGTGAATATAGTTACCTTATTAGAACCAATAGGCGATGTGGTTGATGTTAAGCCTGCTCCAATACTAATACTATAATAAGAAGGGTATTTTAAGATTACAACACCAGAACCGCCTGATGCAGCTACAATAGTTGCTCCTTGAGAAACCCCACCACCACCACCGCCGCCTGTGTTTGGTGTTCCTGCTACTGCTAATGTGCCGTTAAGGTTACCACCGTTTCCTCCACCACCAGAACCGCCAGTTCCATTTCCATCGTCACCAGCTCCTGCACCACCTCCAGCACGAGTTACAGCACTTCCGGTAATAGACGATGAAATACCCGCACCTCCGTTTCCATTAGTTACACCAGCATTTCCGGCAGCTCCAGCTCCTCCTCCGCCACCACCACGGTAAGGTGATGCAGCGTTGCCATTTCCGCCAGAGTATCCTTGAGAGTAAAGACCTGCTGCTCCTAGATGAAGATTAGTCGCAGAACCTGCTGGTCCACCGCCACCGCCAGAACCACCAGATAGTGGAGCTACGGGAGCGTTTAAGCCTCCCCCACGACCTCCTCCAGTTGAAGTTATTGGACCAAAAACAGAATTGGAACCAGAGTTGTTTGCAGAACCACCGCCACCAACTGTGACAGTATATGGGATACCACGAACTATTGATAATGGACTCTCTACTGAACTAAGTCCTCCAGTGGATTCTCCAATGACAGAAGAACGATATCCTCCTGCTCCTCCCCCACCACCGTTATTTGCGCTTGTGGCACCTGATCCGCCACCTCCGCCTCCTGCTACAACAATATACTCAACATTGATTGGGGCGTTATTTGCAGGGTATCTGATGTAGACAATTCCTGAACCACCACCTCCAGAAGCTTCATTATGACCAGTTGATCCTCCACCACTGCCTGTGTTCTGTCCACCTTGACCACCAGGAGCTTGTCCACCCGCAGTTGCTGCAGAACCGTTAGATTCACCACCAGTTCCTCCAGCACCTTGGTTACCATTGCCGTGAGCACCGCCTCCGCCTCCGCCTCCGAGACCGCCAGCTCCACCACCTACAACATCACCAGAATCATTTGGATAATAGCTACCACCTCCACCTCCTGCAGCATATAAAAATGATCTGCCTGAGATTTTAGAAAAACGACCAGGTCCACCAGGTCCTGTATTTGTACATAAATGGTCAAAACCTTGACCGCCTGCACCGCCGCCGCCTGCACCTTCACAGTCGTTACCGCCTCTTGGGCCTGTGGTGTTACCGCCTCTAAAACCATATGACGCAGCAGATATAATTGCTGATCCAGAAAAAGCTCCTGCCGTAACAGCACCTCCAGAAACTGAAGCACCATTGGTTGAAGCTGCACCTCCTCCAGAGCCACCAGCCCCTCCGGCATTTGAATCATGATTACCTCCAGCTCCACCACCGTAAGCTGTTATCGAAATATTTGGACCAGTGATTGAAGAGTTCTGGCCTGCTGGACCACGAGCATTACCCGATGTTAGCCCAGGTCCAGAACCGCCACCAACAACTATGGTGTATGAGCCAGAGCTTAGTGTAAAAGAACCTTCAATAAATCCTCCACCACCGCCTCCGCCGCCTACGTAACCAGCACCTGAACCACCACCCGCTACTACTAAAAATTCAGCAATAGATGTTCCGGATGAGATGTCAATTGTAAAAGTTTTGCTAGTTGTATTACTATCAACAACGAATCGATAGACCCAGTATTTAGTTCCAAATACATCAATCATATACGGAACAACACTTGTTGTGGCAATTAAAGGCGAACCCCAATTAGAACTCATAACAGCATTACGTTGCTTTTCTAGAGTCCAAGTACCTGTGGAATTATTGGGATTAGGAAACTGAGGCATTAGAGACCATACCTTGTCTTTAATGAGTTATAGTTATATAACATTTCGCCACTGCTTAATGCACGATTATAAACAATAAATTGGCCAATTTGTGCATTCCATGTAGAAGATGTGCCACCGTATTCATCGCTTGAACCTAAGGTTACGCTAGTTGTATTCAAATTTAAATTTGCTGCTAAATCTACGTTAGTAGTTAATATAGTATTATTTTTTATAATTTGTCTTTGTCTATAACCATTTCTTCTAAAGGTAATGATATTCCAAGAACCCATAGAGCCTCCATTAACATATGTTCGTATATCCGAACCGCCAGAGCCACCTTGATCAAAGTAGATGTTGCCATCTGACCACGGACAGTGAGCAAAGATTCCCCTATTCAATCCCCCACTGCCATAAAACTTAAATGCACCGCTATTAGTGGAAGAGTTATTAAGCATAATTAGATAAATAGTGTAGCCATTTATGTCATCAATTTGAAATGAGTTTGATTCTGGACCGACCATATTGCCGCCAAAAGTAGAAAAATATGGAATTGAACCAGATGTAAAGGTATTATTATTTAATGTAAAGTGTCTGTTGTTTCCACTTAGGTCATACCATTTGTTGCCAGATCCCGGATAACTAGCAGAGTTCCCAGCATCTAAATAAAGTTGTAACCCATCTTTTATCACTGGGAATGAGTTTGCCCAGTTGCTACCTTGCACTGCCTCTTTAGTATCATTCAAAGACCAGATCCCAGATGCGTTATACGAAGAAGGAAAGTCTGGCATTAGCTAATCTCTTCGTAACTAGCAATCCCCTCTAGTTTAAGAGTTGTGCTTCCTGTAAGGCGAAGAGAGTCTCCTTCTTCAAGGTAAATAGACTTAGATATAACATCAATAGTTGCTCCGGCGGGTACTACAAGAAGGTATGCTAGTCTATAAGTTGAAGGTGTTGCTGCAGATCTTAATATATCAACATTTAAAGTAAAGTTTGATGCTCCATCAACATTTGATACGTATAAAGCATTAACTTTAACTACTTTACCGCTAGCTGCTGAATTTGTTACTATTGCAGTTGCAGAGTTGGTAATGGCGAGAAGAGCTGTTTTGCCTGTAATTGTTGTAACGTTAACTATGTTTGGTGCTGCCATGATTTATCCTCCGAATACTATTGCCATAGCTATGGCTTTTCCTGTTGAAGCTTTTGTATTTAGTTGTGTTTGAATTGCGGAAGTAACTCCATCTACGTATGCAATCTCTGTTGCACTAACGGTACCAATAGAGGTATCCGATGGCAGTACAACTGTGCCAGTAAAAGTTGGCGAAGCAAGAGTTGCAAAGCCAGAAATAGAAGCTCCAGCAGGGATTGTTACTGTGCCAGTAAAAGTAGGAGAAGCAATTGGTGCTTTTGATGCAAGGTCAGGAGTAGTCCATACTGCGTCGTAACTACTTGACGAAGCCTTTGCTAATACTTGTCCAGTTGTACCACCAAGTGGGAGTACTGCAGTTCCAGTTTCTGAAGTATCAGCCCATAAAACGCTAGTAGAGGCAGGAGCGGTTGCCTGAGTGGCAACACCAGTTGGACCAGTGGGGCCTGTAGAACCAGTTGGACCAGTGGGGCCTGTTGGACCAGTGGGGCCCTGCTGAACGCCTGCTGTGGCTATGTAGACCGATACTCTAATTGAGTTAGAAGCAGGAGGTGAATCAAATGAAACTGTGATAGTGTTTGTGGAAGTAGCTTCCCAAGAAGTTAAAATTAAGCCATATGGAGATGCTGCTTCTCTAACAGTTACGCTTATATCTCTGCTTCCAAAGTTATGCGTAAGAACAAATGAACTACTAGTCCCATCACCTATAGTTGTATTATATACTGTACCAGCTAGATTGGCAGAGCTAGTGAATTCAACAATAGCATTAGAACTATTTTTATAATACATTTTACCATCTGCATAATTTAATGCCAACTCACCATAATCTAGTGTTACGGGAGTTTGAGATGGTGTTGATGATCTTTTTATCTTAATAGTATTAGCCATGATAACTCATTCTTATTTAAAACCAGGTGGGAAGTAAGGTGGGAAGTAAGGTGGGAAGTAAGGTGGGAAGAACGGGGGGAAAAAGGGAGGAAAGAACGGAGGAAAGTATGGAGGAAAGTATGGAGGAAAAAAGGGTGGGAAAAAGGGTGGGAAAAATGGAGGAAAGAATGGTGGAAAAAATGGAGGAAAGAATGGTGGGAAATAAGGAGAATACTTAGTGTAAGCTACGTCTTCTTTTCTAGGATAAACTGTATTGGCTGCAGGGGATGAGGATATGATCTCATCTAGTCTAGTTAAATTGCCACCAGAAGGATCATTTAAATTTGTATTAGATACAGTTCCGTACGTCAAAGCCCGCTGCTGTGATCTTGGGATCGGCAGCAACGGGCTTATCTCCAACTATGTTGGGTACGTCATTTTTTCTTGGTCCTGATGAATTTCCACTACTAATAGCCATAATTTAACCTATTGACAAATAATATATTATATTGATTTGTCATTTTTACTCCATAGATAAAGTGTTAGTTAATTATAGTCTTAGAACGTTCCACCGTCAAGGACATAGTTACCAGCAGCTACATCAGTTAAAACTGAGCTATAAGCTTGTACGTCCGTGCCAATTGCTAATCCAAGGGCCGTACGGGCTCCTGAGGCGGTTGTTGATCCAGTACCGCCATAAGCTATGCCAATTGCTGTACCGTTCCAAGTTCCTGCAGAAATTGTTCCAACAGTTACGATGCTATCGTCACCAGCATACGTTCCACCAGCCACTGTGGCGAGCGTAGCGTTGTAAGCCTGTACATCAGAGCCAATTGCTACTCCAAGGGCCGTACGGGCTCCTGAGGCGGTTGTGGAACCAGTTCCACCGTAGGCAACCCCTACAGCAGTGCCTTGCCATGTTCCAGTTGCGATTGTTCCAACTGAAGTAAGGCTTGATGCCGTTACTCCTGAACCAAGAGTAGATCCACTAAGAACAGAAGTCCCATTGATTTCATATACTTTTCCGGTTAGAAGGTTCATGTTTTCAGATGAAGTCCATGCGTCAGTTGCATCAACCCAGTTAAAGGTCTTGTCTGTTGCGCCCTTAAGGGTAAGACCACCACCATCAGCACCTGCGTCTGTTGGGCTTGCTACTGAACCAAGCTCGATGTTCTTATCATCAACAGTTACAGTAACGGAGTTAATCGTGGTTGTTGTACCATTAACCGTTAAGTCACCTGAAAGAACAAGGGATGTACCAGATACTGCACCTGTAAATGTTGCACCAGATAGTGCTGCAACGTCTGCGGCCAAAGCAACTGTACCTGTAGCATCTGGAAGTGTGATAGTTCTATCTGCGGTTGGGTTTGTTACAGCAAGTGTAGTTTCAAAAGCATCTGCGGAAGATCCTTCAAAAACAACACTTGAGTCAGAAAGGTAAAGTCCCGAAACGATTGGACTGTTAAGTGTCTTGTTGGTAAGTGTTTGAGTATCACTTGTTCCAACAACATTGCCAGAAACACCATGTACACCAGTTGTAGCCGATGAGTGGGTTGATACATAACCTGAAGCAGTTGATTCTGCATTAGATTGTGCTGTTCCTGCTGCGCCATATGGATCGTAGGTATTTGCCGTTACTGAAATTGCACCTGTAGCATCAGTGTAGGTAAGTCCTGTTCCAACCGCATTTCCAACTGCATCTTGTGCTGCTTCTGCAAAGTCTGTAACTGCACTTGCTGGGATAGCGATTGTAGCAGTTCCAGCTGCGGTCAAGCGACCTTGGGCATCTACTGTAAAGGTTGATACTGCTGTAGCTGAACCGTAAGAACCAGCTGTTACTGCAGTATTGTCAAGGTCTAAAGTTAGCGTGTCAACTGCAGAAGCTGTTGATGTCAATCCTGTGCCACCGACTACTCTAAAGGTATCTCCACCAGAAATTGTTAAATCTGAACCACTGTCTGCATCTACTGTGAATGAAGTAGATATAGAAGCTGTTCCAGCTGCGGTCAAACGACCTTGAGCGTCAACTGTAAACGTTGGAATTGCGCTAGCTGAACCATATGAACCTGCTGATACTGCTGTATTGTCAAGGTTGATTGTGACTGTGTCTGTTGCTGAGGCTGTTGAGCTTAAGCCAACTCCACCAGAAACTGTCAACGTGTCACCACTAGCTATATTTTGAGTGGTTCCACTATCACCAGCAAAAGTTAATCCGGAGAATGCGCCTATCGCAGCAACTGCTGTATAAACATATGCGGTAGTTGCTACTGATGTAGAGTTGTCACCAGCTGTTTTTGTTGTTGCTGTTGCCGAAGCACCAAGAGCTACAGTGCCTGAGAATGTTTTATTGCCAGTGATTGTCTGTGAACCAGAAAGGCCTACATAGGCACCTGATCCACCAATGGCTTCAACTGTTGTTGCAGATCCGCCTACGCCACCTGAGCCTTTACCATAGTAAAGTACATCATCAACTTCGTTATATGCAAGTTCTGCATTAGCAAGTGAACCTGGTGCACCAGCATTACCTGACGCTCTTCTTTTAATTCTAATTGTATTAGCCATTTTAGAAATTTCCCCCATCGGTTAGATTAGTTTCGGCATAGTTGGCCCACTTTGAGCCGTTGTATCGCAATACGTTTCCTGTTGTAACAGAACTAATAGTAACGTCGTTCAATCCGTTTAGAGCTTCTGATGCAGAAATTCTATCTTTAATTGTCAAAAAACTTCCAGCTGGATTTAAGCCCAAAACAGTTTGAACTGCTTCCATTGCATCATTTAAATTTGCATGTTGCTGATGATGAGGAACTGTTGTTGAGTTTAAAGTGTCATTAATCGTTGGATTAATAAAATCATCTAGACTACTTGGATATGAAGTTGACATGTTTAACCTTTATAAAGATAAAATTTTACTTAGATCGTTACTCCAGATTATAGTAACAGGTAGGCTAAAATTAACACCATCAAATGGTAAACCTGTAGAGGTATCTATATATGCGATAAGCCTTGAATCTGAATCTGATGTACCGTTTTGATACAAAACTATTGCCTTAAAAGCTGAACCATCATGGTTTGTTATCATGACATCATCTGCATTTAGCACCCCTAGTGTATTAGTGATGTTTTGTATTAATGCTGATCTATTTTTTATGTAAGTTGGATTAATGTTTGAAACATATTGATCCGAGTTAGCGGATGGGACGTATGAGCTATTGACAAGTAAAATTTTTAAGCCATTAGATGAAACATTAATTTGTCCATTTAATAAACTTTCTTTTGCTTTTCCATAAACAAAATTAGCCATTTTTATATTCCTATATTTTCAGAAATAACTATTCTGTATTTGTATCCTGTTTCAAAATAATCTGGTCCGTCAGTATAATATGATGGTGTTGCGTCCAATGAAGGAAAGTCTACGTAAACATCAGGTTTCCAAGAATGCATAGACACTCTTGGTTCTAGGTTTTCCCACCTAGCTGGAGTTCTTTGTATTATTTTTCTTTGAACTTTAAAATAAACTTTATTTAAAAAGTTTGAAGCTGGTCTTTCATTAAAAGTAATGATGACTCTTCCATTGTTGTATGTATTATCTATATAAAAATCACCGTTATTAGGATCTACTGATTCAATAAAGAATTCAGGGTTCTTTGCTATAACTTGATAAGTGGTATAGGTATTTGGAATTATAGATTTGTCTTCAACTAATATTTGCTCAATCTGAGGAATAGTTGGTTCTGAAACTGAAATTGGAGTAGCTGTATCTGTTTTTGTAAACTTTATTTTTTCTTCTGGAATAATTTGATTTGCTGCGTCAACTAAACCATTTACCCTAATATAATATTCTTGACCGGATGACAACATCTTATTCCAGTTAAGAACAAGTACTCGTGAAATTTGATTATAATCTGCTATTGTCGATATAGCTATAAATGGATTTGAAATAACTGAAGGTGTACTAGCTGTTGTTTGTACAATAAAGTTTGCATTTATTAATGAACTTATTTTTACAGTCCTAGCAAATTTTATGACTACAGTATCAGATCCAACGGAAGCATATTCTATAAGATTAAGTGCCACTTTATTCTCCTGGAGACCTGTTTACGTATATGTAATATAGTAAGAGAGATATTATAAAAAGAAAAGGGGACGGTGATAATTAAACCACCGTCCCCGATCCTTATAGGGAGCCGTAACTATAACTTCCCTAAGGCTTTATTAGATTTCGTTTGTAAGTATAACCTCATAGTTACGTGCAAGGCTTACATTCTTAGCAACAGTGATACCTTCACCGTCACCAAGCATTACGATATCATAACGCTCTTTCATCTTCATCTGACGAATGTCACGGCTTGGATCATCGAACTGATCCGTGCTCATGTCATCCTTGACAAGAAGAGTTCCTACTTCATTGCGGTCGATAAGGAAGATGTCCGACTTTGCAGCTGTTGCGCCACTCTTTGCCGTAAAGCTAACGAATGGTGATACCAATACGTTAAGGCCAAGAGGTGCTGTGGCGTTTATTGCGCCATCTGCATTTTGAGGACGGTAACCCCAGCTTGTGTTAACTGCAGAAGCGGCTCCACCGTAATGGAAGACGTTATCCTTTAGGAACACTGACCACATAAGTGGGTGCAAGATGAAGTCGGTAGGAATATGCTTTTCTGCCATGAGCACTGCTGCCATGTCAACTACGTCATCCCAAGTAATGGTACCGTTGGCTACGCCATCGATTCCTCTACCAGTTGTATCATCATACGAACCACTAGCGTTATCATAGACTACTGTAGCAGCATCTTTGAAACGACTTAATGCGATTTGCTCTTTCAAGCGAGCCATAGCACGACCTGCTGCACGAACATGAAGTCCGACAATGTCCCAAAGGGAGTCAGCAATGACTTCCTCTGTGAAGGAGAGCTTTACGCCCTTCTTCGAAACTTTGCCTTCAATCTGCTTTGCAAAGGCGAGTGCCTGCTCTGGGTATTCTTGCCCTTCGGGGATCTCTGCTGCTTGAATTGCATTTACTGCTGGGAATTCCAGAGAACGCCCTTTGCCAAGGCGAACTACCGAAAGGAGAGGGGTTACAAGCAACTGTGGTTCAGCTGCCTCTCTTAGAGTGCGAGAGATAACCTTAGGAAAGAGTGCAGCTGCGTCAGGTGACGAAAATGCTTCTTTGATAGTAACTCTGTTGTCTGAATCGATGTACCCATCCTCAGCTAATGCGGTTTCCCAAGCTGGGAGACCCGAAAGGAGTTCTTGGATTGTTTTACTCATCTTAGGATTATTCCTCCTGTTAGTGTTTTTCTTTATTATTACAATGTTAAGTTGACGCGGAATGCGCCAATTACATTAGTTACATCTAGGTTTGAACGGATACCTAGTTTACCCTGGTATGCACCAGACTTTGTTAATTCAAATACAGTCTTAAGTGCACCTGGATCTGATGGCAACTGCATGTAGGAAAGAAGTCCATCATCAAAGTTTGTAGCAAACTTCTCGACTTCAACAACTTTACCAACCTGCAACCATGGATATGCTCCAGCGCCGCCTGTTGTAGCTGCAAGCTTGACTGGACGACCCATAAAGTCAGCAGCAATTAAATCGCCACCAGCTAGATCCGCATTAACTCCTGTTACCAT